GCCTTCTTGGACTCGTCCAGGTACAGCTCGGAGTACAGACGCCACCAGCGCTGGTAGTGCTTGTCGATGCGCTGACCACCGATGGACAGCTCGACATCCTTGATGGCACGCTCGGCGCAGAACATGGCATCATCGGCGGTACCGGTCACCTGGGCGAGATTAATCTTGGACACCATCTCGATGTACATGTCGGAGATGAGATCACCGTTGCGCGCGACGGTCACGGAGACGCGACCGTTGTTGGCGGCAGTACCGTTGACGGTCTGCTCGATGTTCTCCATAGCGAAGTTGGTGTGGCGGCGGTAAACCGCCTGGAAGAAAGTAACCTTGGGGTTACCGGTCAGGTAAACGTCCTGAGCACCGTAAGCGACCAGTTGCATGAGTCCACCCGCCATCGTTTGTTTTGTACTATATAGCAATATTTTTTTTCAGCGCGAAAAAACCCACACACTTTTTCCTTTGTATATTTAAAATGTCTGAGATTCAGCAGCAACCTGAAGAAATTGTTGAAGATGAAGTGGAGTCTGAGGAGGAAGAGATGTCCGACGAGGACATGGCAGAGTATGAGGGGGAGGAGGGGGACTACATCACGGTGGAGGCTCTCCTGAGTTCCACGCTCATGACCGAGGATGGTGACACGGTATGCTCTGCCCTGGTGAACATCGGTCGCCAGTTGGAAATGCAAAATAAGATCATGGTCAAACTTTTGACCACCCTCCAGAAGAGAGCTTAGAAAAATGGATCGTATACTATATAAAATGGCTGAGCCAACTCACTTCCTCGGTGATCAGGCGAACCATGATGAAGCCAACAGTGCCATGTGGGCTAACCAGATTCAAACATTTAATAATGAACAATTGATGCAATTCTTGAATCAATTGGAACATACTTGGAAAATAAACGAACGAAACAACAGTTACATATCTCAACGTATTGGATACGACAATTTTTTCTCAAAAGATGAACTCGCTGAAGATGGCTACCCCCAGACGGTGGACATCGAGAGGATCCATGGAAAGTTTGTACGCATGCGAGACCATCTCTGTGAGCTGTACCATCGAGCAGATAGCCTGAAGATGATGGATATGGAGGATGACAATGATATGAAACTTTCAGTTCGAGTAAACAGACTCATCGACCAAGTAGATGACGCCTGGCAGATTGTATTTCGCAACGCCCGCATCTCTGAACGAGTCAATAACCCCACGTATGTTCCAATCAACCCTGAATCTGACCCTTCTATTTTTAGGGTATCCACCATTTCAAAACCCGAAGAACTTTCCCCCTTTCAACAAGCCATCATGCAGACCCTGAAGTACTTGTATACCAATAACATCAAGAGGTACAAGGGTCAGTGTTGCACTGAAATTAAAACAGCTTCTGGGTGTTCCACTCGCGCCTGGAAACCTATGCAAAGTATTCAGGAGTTTGTATACAGTGTGGGAAAGAAGGAGGTGGAGTTTGACCTATGGAAGAACCTCACATCTAGGGGTACGGCACACAGGGATGTCATCACCCATTTGTCTAACTGTAAGGATATGCAATTCCCTGATATTGTGAAGAATCGCCATGTCTGGTCATTCACCAACGGTATCTTCGTGGGTAAGGAGTGGTCTGACCAGACTGGACTCTACAAGTCTGCGTTTTACACGTACGATTCCCCTGAGTTTAAGAATCTAGACCAGACTGTGGTGAGTTGCAAATATTTTGAACAAGAGTTTAAGGATTACGGTCATCTCGAAGATTGGTATGATATCCCGACCCCCTTTTTCCAATCCGTCCTGGACTACCAGGGTTTCGAGGAGGATGTAGCGAAGTGGGTGTACGTCATGGGTGGTCGACTGTGCTACGATGTCAACGACATGGATGGCTGGCAGGTTATCCCGTTCCTCAAGGGTGTTGCCCGTTCTGGTAAGTCTACCCTGATTACGAAGGTGTTCCGTAAGTTTTATGGCGCTGAGGATGTTCGTACGCTCTCCAACAACGTTGAGAAGAAGTTTGGTCTGTCCGCCATTTACGATTCGTACATGTTCATCGCACCCGAGGTGAAGAATGACCTGGCCCTGGAGCAGGCGGAGTTTCAGTCCATCGTGAGTGGTGAAGATGTGTCTATCGCCGTGAAGTGTGAAAAGGCCAAGTCCATCGAGTGGAAGACCCCAGGTATTCTGGGTGGTAACGAAGTCCCTCACTGGAAGGATAACTCTGGGAGTATTTTGCGTCGTATTCTCACGTTCAACTTTGGTAAGCAGGTGAAGGAGTCTGACACGACTCTTGATAAAAAGTTGGAACTGGAACTCGATGTCATTCTTCAGAAGTGTGTCAGGGCCTATCTCGAGTATTCACAAAAGTACGCCAACAAGGATGTATGGAACGTGGTACCCGAGTACTTCAAGACTGTTCAGAAACAGGTGGCGATGGTGACGAGTACCCTCGAGAACTTCCTGCAGTCACCGACGGTTGAACTGAACCCCAAGGCGTGTTGCCCCAGAGCGGAGTTTGTCTCCAAGTTTAACCAATACTGTACAGCGAACAACCTTGGGAAGCCCAAGTTCAACTATGACTTCTACGCGGGTCCCTTCAGTCAGCGTGACATCGTGGTGCGTCACCATACCATGGCGTACAAGGGGAGGATGGTGGCGAATCAGGAGTTTATTTTCGGTATCGATTTGATTGACTTTGACAATGAAGGATTTGGTACCGACCATTAAAATATTAACGAATAATAAATATGAATAAGAAAGGTGGTATGTTCAATGAGTTTTTAAACAGTAACAATAACGCTAACACTCCAGTGAATAAGAAAATGAGTATAGATATCACGAGGCATCTCACGAACGATGAGCGTATAGAGTTGAAGAAGGATCTTAATAACGGAAAAAATATCAACAAAAAAATGGAGGAAATGTTGAAGCGTAAGTGGAATAGCACCAACATAAGTTCCCTGAAAGTGTCCCCTCTCAAGTTAGGTTTTTTCAACGCTATAGTGAACGAAAAGTTTGACAAAAAAGAACGAATTGATTTAGTGCCTATATTTAATAAAAAACCTCACACGCGCAAGGCTATTCCTAAAACAACTTTAGAAATTGAAATAAAAAGTATCAAATTATATTTTGGGAGATTTAAAGTGGGTGCCGAGCATTCTTTAACTGGAAAGTTTGGAGAAGTGGATCCGAAGAAGAAATATTTCATGGCTCAGATTGCCGCTCATGTCTATGATGGGAAAGCTAACCAGGGTATAACTTTCAGGGTATACAGGAACGGGAAGATTCATTTCTCTGGAGGTATTTTAAATAATAATATTAAACAGCCCGAACAAATTCGAAAGTACATCGTGGACAACTTCACGAAGGGGGAGGCTTTTCTGTACACCCCTATAGTGTACAACAACACCGTAGGACAGTACAATATGAACGGCGCCGTCAGTCTTTCGGGTGTTGCACAGGCTTTTCGTATAACGGGAAAGGTGGATTATGAACCCGAATTGCGAGCTGCTCTTCGTATGCAATACTCTGGAACGTCGTACCAGTTATTTAGTTCTGGTGTTGTACAAATCCTGGGTGTGCGCGACGAAAAAGACATGCTTCGTGGTTACGAGAGTGGTAAAGAGCTCGCCGAACAGTTAGTCGTCATGGGTTTCTTACGTCCATCTACCATGAACACAAAAAGTATTGTGAAAAAGAAAGAGAAAAAGGTTGTCGCGACCAATAAGAGTACCGCTGATGTCATGTACAACATGAAAAAGAATGTCATTAAGATTGGTAAGAAATCTTGTGTGAGGTTCCCCAAGCCCGAGCTCGTGGCGGCGGCCAAGAAAATAGGTGTGGTGAACATCAAGGGAACCACCACAAAAGAGAAGATTTGTCAGATGATTAAGGAGCGCGTCTTTGGTTCCTTCATGGTTGATAATAAACCATGCTTGGGGTACACTAAAGCTCAAATTGTCCCCTTGGCCATCACGAAGGGTGTGACCGTCTCTGATAACGACACTGTCAAGAGCATATGTGAAAAGCTCCAAAAGCCCTCCACCCCCCCGAAGATGAAAAAAGCTGTCATTGCCAAAGAGAAGACCGATGCGAAGGTGGTTGGTGTCATGGAGAAACGTCGTTTGACCAATAGTGCCATAAAAAGCAACCTGAACACCCTCTACGGTAAGAAGTGGATGAACACCTACAGGGGTGTGATGCCTTCACTGAATGAGAACGTCGCGGCGATTAAGAAGCGCATAGATGTTTTGGAACTCAAGAAGAATAAGAAGGGTCTCCCCTTCAAAAGAGATGTGGACGCCTTGAAAAAATCTACCGTCCGTGAGTGGAAGTTGATGCGAAAGAAGATGTTGAATAATAAACTGAACAATCTTAATAACAATTTTGCTAATGAACTAGAGAATCTACTCAACGTGGAGAGTGTCAAGAAGAAGTCGCCTAAAAAGAAATTCCTTAAGGGTACTAAAGTGGAAGAACTCTAAAAAAATCGACAATCATATATTAGACGACACTTTTATCTTATAAATGTACTCATGTAAAGAGAAACCCCTAAAAATAATAAATGTAAGATGGAGAATCCACGAGATGTATTTTTACACCACGCACGAAGTAAACGAGGATTCAATGTAGATGAGATACACGCGTCTGCGCATGTTCGCGAATCTTTGGTGGAAGCTATGTTCTACACTATAGTAGACTATATAGACCATGAAAGAAACACTGATGAAAATGGTGTCGGGAAACTAGAGAGATTGTACTCGTATCCAATAGATTTTTTAAAAGTCGAAGACCCTTACGAATGGTTAGAGGAAAATAGACCGAGTGATGATATCGGTCTCATCGTGTACATTTATGATAACATATATGATATGACACCTGGTAAGCATAGACGGTCACTCCTGTACATCATTAACATGTTAAATTTCGATTTATAAGTTTTTGGGGTTCTGCAACCTGTTTGAGGTGTGACGCGTGGTAGGAAAAGTCATAGCCCAGAAAACTTTCTTTCATTTCGTTGGACACAGTGAAGGCTTCGTGAACTCTGGGGTTCCCCGAACACACGGAGGTTTGTTCAATTTTGAGGAGTCTATCTTCCAACATGAGAAAGAGTTTGAGAGAATCGGGACCCATACCATCTTCACGCATCTTTTCAAACATGCGTTTGGATTCACCTCGAGAGAGATGAAAGTGAGATGTCTTGTAGCCTAGGATTCCCACCTCTTCCATTCCTTGGTTCCACGTGTGCCACACGATGAACAGCATAATTGCCGCGAGTATGATAATCATTTATTAGTACCCAATAAAATAAATAGGTCCTTGATTTTATGAATTGTGTTAAACATGTCATCCTTCGTCAGCACACGGGTAGGGTCTATAATTTCAAATTCAATTTGATACACCATGGGGTCCTCTGCATCCATGTCATGCGAATCACCCACACAAATAGTCATATCAATCGAGAGATTTTTACGAATAAAAGAGACACGTTTCTTTGTCTTTTTCTTATCCATGTCTCGATTGGTATCTTCTGGGAGAGGAATCTCTTTGGATACACTGAATCTCACATCGTAGGGGGTTCCCTTCATCTTTTTGAAATCTTCATTCTTAACACGTTCTTTGCGCACGATAACCTCTGTACCCGTAGCTTCATCCACAGATATCCGTGTTCCATCAGTCTCTCTGTAAAACACCTCGTGTTCAGTGCCGATAACCTTTTCCCACCCAGTGTATTTCTGGAGGCCTAGAATGACCCTATCGAAAGTTGCCTTTCCCACGTTCGTGTCAAACATTTTACCGTTAAACTTTCCTAGGCGCATCTCGAGTTCCACGTGTGGGTCATTTTTATGCTTTTGCACGAGAGGAAAGATCTTGTCACAAAGTTTATGGACTTCCATTTTCAATATGAAATTGCGTGAAACCTCTAAATAACTTAGGTTGATTTTAAATAGCATGCATGGGTTTTATAATAACGGGAACACATGTTATTTCAACACAGCCATACAATGTATGTTACGTATACACAAATTCTCAGAGCACATCCTCCACAGGCCCTACTGTGGGGACTGTACCTTCACCAACAACTACACCGAACTCGTCAGAGTCTACTTCAGGAACGACAAATGTTTGAAGATAAATATTGAACCACTTTTAAAATCATTTCAGGAAAAGTTTCCTCGGTTCAAGGCTCGACAACCCCATGATACCCAAGATGCTCTCTTTTGTATTATAGATATTCTTGAAGTCACGTACCCATACTTAAAGGAACTTGTATACGGTGAAAAGGAACAGCGAACCGTATACCCATCGGGTTCTAAATCTGAAAAGGTACCTTTCAGTATGCTTCTGTTACATAGTGAAGATGGAAAGTCTGTAGGTGAGCTCGTGGGGGCGTCTGAAAAATGGGACACCCTCACCGACTATGTGGATGATGTGGGTAAGAAACATCACGTGGCTACGACGCGTACGAGTATAACGAGGTACCCCCCAATTTTATTTGTTTCTTTTGATAAAAAGGTTCGAGTCGCTGCTGAAGATATATTTGAAAAATATGAAGTGTGTGGAAGTATCATCCATGTTGGAAGTCAATCTGGTGGTCATTACATGTCTATGATTAAACTAGATGCTACATGGTTCGCACAAGACGATGATACAGTTTCTCTCATAGATTTCCCAAAACTTCACGACCACCACGTACTCATGTACAGTTTAAAAAATCCTCCATCTTAATATCCTCCTTAATGTTCACGAGGGTTCTGTAGAAGGTTCGGCGGCCGTTGGGGTACGTCTTGTCTCGGCGGCGCATGAGGGGCTTCCACCACATGGGTTCATCTTGAAACATGTATTGACACTCAACGATGGCATCCTCCTCCACCCACGGTTCGTTAGGAATCTGATGCGGTTTGAGTTCAGATTCAAACACGAGCTTCCCCCTCTCCTGAACGTACAAGCGCCATAGGTTCCCCTTCTTCTTCATCTGAAAGTCGATGGTATTCTTCTCCCTCGGTTTCCACTTGAACATCGTCTCGTGTGTACCAATTTTCACCCACGTTTTGACTGGAGTAAAGATGAGTCCATCAATCTTTTGTGTAACCGTGGGGAGATACTCACTCATGAATGTTTTGAAATCGGTGAGGAGGTGAAATGTTTTCAGTTGTATCTTGATGGGGTCGTATTTGAGGACAGTCAATAATTTTTTCATTTCCTCGATATGTTTCAATCTACTGAGAAAGTCGTATTGTCCGACCACTGTTCCACACACCATGAGGGCGTCGTACACCATAAAAATCTCATTTTCATATAGCTCCCCATCGAGTATACTTCCACTCCCCTCATACACGGATTTCCTAAAGTTCAAGGGACATAGGAACATGTCGAGGGCACGGTTGAGCAACACACACACCTTTTTATTTTCAAACATGAAGGCGAGGAGCATGCATCTGACACCATCAGTTTTTTCACATACCAAATAGGGTTGAGACCGGAGAATATCAAAGTGACGAAACTCAATAGACACGGGTTGGCACCCCGGAAAGATACCCTTGGTCCCCCAATGATGTTCCATGAAACCTATCGCATATTTGTAAAGGGGTTCTTCCCGGTTTACAGATAGACGTTGCATTATATTTGAAGTTTTCCTTTTATTCTTTAAGTCGCTTTAACTCCACTAGAGTTTACGATGTTTCCGATACACTCGTGAGAGTATGTTTGGATAAGTTTTGCAGCTGTGAATGCCACAATGCGAACCCCGTGTTCTTTGAATTTACAAAACATGACATCCAACTTAGGATGGATTTTGTACGTCCCGGTACGCTTGTCTTTGACTTGCTTGACGACATTTTTACACATGAGTACCCACGACTTGGCTCCAGTTGTTTTGACGGTATAAATATTATCAACCACCTTTGCAATGACCTCAGTGTCGAAATCAAGACCCATCTGTTCGATTGGTTCGGTAGATTCTGATAGAACCTTCTCTTTGAACATAGTCCAATTGATACCCTCCTTGACACCGGGGAAGACCACCACACCGTATCCATCATTTTTATTAATGACCATTTTCATAGACTCATCATCCACATGAATACCAAAATCGATGAAAAATATTCTATCGTGCGTCTTCATAAACGTATGAATGGTGTCAGACTTTTCAAAAGGTTCATCATTCACGAAAACCACTTCATTTTGAATGGCACCACTCTGAATACAGAGAATGTTAAACCTGAGGATAGTGTGAAGAGTCTTCACATGACAAGACCTCCCTCGCGTGACGATGATTGTAGCTATTTTCATGTTTATTGTTTTTAGCTCCTAAGCCTTAAGCCTGTGATTAAGACACCCAGTGAATGGAAGATTTCCGACGTGTCCTAGTGTCGTATTACAATCTGCGTAAATCTTCCCACCCATTTGCTGCCAACGCCTACAGAATGCGTAATCCTCCGAGAGGTACCGCCTACTATCAGGGTCAATCATACAATCGAATAGTGCGCAGTACTCATCAAAATCCCTGTTCTGATGGTCATTCTTACATGTGAGGGTGGGTCCGTAATGTTCGTGCATCCTAGTGAGAGCATCTCGGCTTATCATCATGAACCCCGTAGGACCATCGAGAACTTCAACAAACCCATTAACAACTGAACGCTTTTGAGCCCCGATATTCACCACGAGACTCGATGAAAGCATACCCATGTCTCTTTCATCTTTATTCTTAACAGCCTCTTTGGCTTGGTCCCACATGACAACCTTCTTAGGGTACACGGCAACAGAGACATCGTGACCAGACTTAAGAAGGCGCACGACACCTTCGGGATCGAAATCTACATCGGCATCTATAAACATGAAGTGGTCGCAGTCGCTCTTTTGCATAAATCTTCCTATGGATACGTTTCGCGCGCGGTGGACGAGAGACTCATTTTCAGTAGTGTCAATCATGAGTTGAACACCCTCCTTCATGAGACGGATTTGAAGTTTAATGAGACCTTGCATGTATCGCTCGAGGCACAAGCCTCCATAACACGGGGTGCTTAGAAATAATTTAGACATTATTTATAATTTCTATTACACTTTTACCTCTAAGTGACGTTTGGCTATCACGACTATTTTGTTCAAGGTCGGTACAGACACGGAACATTTTTCACATAATTCAGTCTTGGTGAGTTTCTTACCCATCACTAGAAATATGATGGCTGTCGCCACACTGTTGGGAGACTTGCTCATCAGGTCTACACACTCCTCCAAATCTGAACACATTTTATTACATTTAAATCTTTCATCCCTAGAAACTTCGAAAGAGTTGAGAAGTCTCTGCATGACGTTGAATGGTTTCGTCACAAAGTTTTTATCAGTCTTTTCCTCCTTGATGGTATCTGTGAAAATCTGAGTTGTACGACTGAGGTCCTTGCATTGAATGCCAAACATTTCAGCGATCTCCTTGGTAGTACGAGGAATCTGCGCGAGGCGACAAGCATACAGGACACAATTAGCCTTGATACCAGAACGAACCGCCCCTCGGGTCAGCTTTCCCTCGTTGAATTTTTTGTACATGGTCTTTGCATCTTTGAGAACAGTCTCTGGTAATTTATGACACGCCTCATCGATATCCTTGTAGGCGTGAAAGAGTGACCGGTCCTTGTGGTTCATAGAGTTGTGAAAGTTAATCTTCGCCATACGCTTCGTCTCATAGCTCGAAGAATATTTAGTCGCGATGACAGTTCCCTTCCCCCACGCAGCCGAAAAGAGTTCGTGATTCGCAGTGGGGATGGCACATCTCGCAGGGTCTGAAGCTCTCCCATCGTCTGTGACACCACTCGTCCATTCAGCACTTTCATCGATGTATACAGAATCAATAGTTCCACATTCTGTACACACCATCCCCTCCCTGGTAAGAATCTTATCCCCCGAGCAATACATGCATAGTCGATTATCCACTGGCTTTGTGGTTGGTTTGTAAAGTATACGGTCCAAATCGGACCAAATAGTAGCCAGTGTTTCAGTGTTCATTGTTTTTTGAAAATGTTTTTTACATATACTTTTTCCGCACTTAGGTTAAAAATTTACATTGTCCATGTGGATTCTCGCACGAGCTTCTATGTCATCAACAACATGTTTAAAACCCAAAGACCCCTCACTCGGCGGCCTCCATTGTCTCCACATACTATCAACAATCTCGTAGTCGTCGGGGAGGCCCAAGGGACCATCTATTTCACTGTCAGACACCACAAAACCCTTGAGGTCACTCCCACTGTCGTCAGAATCGTCATAAAAAGTACTCTCATCCTCCCCTGAATCCATCTCACCTTTTAGGACGTAGCGCTCGTCAGAGATGTGTTCGAAAACCGTCTCACCGTCTGGATAATGCTCACAGATGCTCTCTCCCCTGATGATGTTGGTCTCTGATTCGAGCGTGTATACCCTGGTACCTTTGTAGGTTAGGGATGTCTCTTCGAAATAATGCAACTCTATATAGTCACCACGGTTATTCAAAACCTTCGCGAATAACTCGTCTTCCACGTCATCGATAACGACGACGACTTTCAGCAAATCCCCAGGCTGAACTTCTAGTAATTGGATCATATCTAAAGAATTCAGACAAAAATATTTATAGCTATTAACACACACTATGGGTATCGAAATTCTTTCTAAAATAGATTGTAAATACTGTGACCACGCTGAAGATTTATGTAAGAAGATGAATCTGGAATATATACGGGTATACACGGGTAAAGATGAATTGAAAAAACGATGTGGACCCGGGGGGTCGGTGTACCCCCAAGTGTTTGTGAACGACGTGTACATAGGAGATTATTTCTCTTTTCAAGATTTTGTTGAAGAATCAGAACCCATGCTTCTCCCCACCATGAATAGGTTTACTGTGTTTCCCATCGAGCATGAGAACCTGTGGGCACTTTACAAAAAGGCGCAGATGTCCAACTGGACCGCTGAAGAGATTGATGTTTCCACCGATATGGAAGATTGGAAATCCCTGAGTGATAATGAACGTCATTTCATAAAATATATTTTGGCGTTTTTCGCTGGTTCAGATGGAATTGTTTTCGAAAATATTAATAATAATTTCGCGGATGAAGTGCAGCTCACTGAGGCTCGTTCGTTCTACGCGTACCAGTGTCATAACGAGATGGTCCACGGGGAAACGTATAGTAAACTCATCGACAAATATATTCGTGATACTGCGGAGAAGAAGTCGTTATTTGAAGCAATCATGACAATTTCATCAATCAAAGAAAAGGCGAATTGGGCTATGAAGTGGTTTGATAAGTCTCGACCCTTCGCGGAGAGGCTCTTGGCTTTCGCTTGTGTCGAAGGTATATTTTTCTCCGGAAGTTTCTGTGCCATCTTCTGGTTGAAGAAGCGTGGTCTTCTCCCGGGTCTCTGTTTCAGTAATGAACTCATCAGTCGTGACGAGGGGTTGCACCTGGAGTTTGCGATAGAACTCTTCAAACTTCTGAAACATAAACCCTCCCAAGAAATTGTGCACAGTGTCGTGAGAGAAGCGGTGGCTATAGAAAAGTCATTCATCCTGGAGGCACTCCCATGTAGTCTTATAGGTATGAACTCTGAAAAGATGTCTGAATATATCGAATACGTGTCTGATAGGTTACTCAAGCAAGCGGGGTTCGATAAAATCTGGAACACTCAAAATCCCTTTGATTTTATGGAAAACATTTCCCTTGATGGAAAGACTAATTTTTTTGAAAAGCGAGTGGGGGACTATGGAAAGATTGACGACTCCACGAGTGTCACTTTCGACGAAGAGTTTTAGGGGGTGATGACCACGTTGCTACCATCCGTGCATGCGCATGTCACGGCGGTTTTGGAACTTTTCTTTATAAGAGCGGGGGCGTCCATGTCAGCGTTGATATCCATGGGTGCGAACATGCTTCCACTGTCGAACATGTCGTAGGACTTCTCATTCATACCGGGTTGGGGGAGGGGCATGTCGACCATGGCAGGGGCGGGACCGACCATAGCGGGGTCCATCTTCATGGGTCCGGGTCCCGTGGGCATCTCCACTGAGGCTGCCTCGGGCTCGTAGGGCGCGTAGGATTCGCGCTTTATATTCATCATTCCCCATGTGATTAACATGAAAACAATCGTGTGGAGAATGAGTCCAGCTGTAGTAGGACACCCGTTGGGTCCTGAAACCCAAGAACCCAGAATGGACCGCATGAGACGGAACGTGTCGGGGTTGGCGACGATGAAGAATAAAAGAGCCGACAGTAAAGATATGGTGAACTTCTGTTCCTGCTTCTTGCCGTTGCACCCGCATCCACAATCTTTGAAAAGACCCATTTTGTATACTCTATTCTGAGAAAAAAAACTTACTTAAAGTCACCTCGCCAATAGAATATATAACAAGTACCATGGCTAACATCATTCAGCGTTACGAGCAATTTGACTCTTCCACCGTCGTTCTCTCCAAGATGAAGAAGAACAAGAATGGGGGTAAGACTGTATACATTAACGCACAAGGCAACAAGAAGCTGTACCTTCAGCTTCCTTTCATGCGATCCCCTTTTGGCCTGAGTGCATTCACTGACGAGGCAACCAACAAAACTTCTTATTCACTGGATCTTTCTTTTGACAAGGACAACGAAGCAGCCACCGACCTCATGGAGAAGCTCTCCGCCCTCGACGCTAAGATTGTTGAGACTGTCGCCGCGAACTCCAAGGAGTGGCTCGGTAAGCCTTACAACATCGAGGTCATCAAAGAGGCGCTATACAAGCCCCTCATTCGCCCTGGTAAGGATGACTACGCATCTACTATCAAGCTCAAGCTCATGACGAAGCCCACTGGTGAGTTCATGGCTGAGGCCTACAACTCTGCGCAACAGAGCATTCC